GCTCTGCGTACTTGTACAGGTCATAGAAGTGATTACGACCCATAGGTGTACCAATAAACAATGCAGCACCCTTTTGGTCAGCCAATGCAGGTCTAAGGATTTGCTCAAAGACCTCTGGCTTCATGTCGGCGTACTCGTCCATCACTAGGAACTTTAGTGATACACCACGCATAGTCTCAGGTCTGTCGGCACCTTTGAGGCTGATGGTTGCACCGTTGACTAGCTTAATCTGTAGGTTGTTAATGTGACTAGAGGTTACAACAGGGTGCGCCAGCTCCAATAGTGTTTGCCACATAATGTCTCTGGCCTGTCCCTGTGTTGGAGCTACATAGAACACATGGCCTTTGTCTGCCTGTAGAGCATTTACAATCAGCATCCAAGCTGCTAGTCTTGATTTACCAGTACGTCTACCAGCAGCTACAATCTTAAATCTAGTAAGGTCTTCCCATACTTGTTGCTGCCAATCCAGTAGTTGTATGTTAAGATCAGTCATAGAAGTATTTGACTACATACTCATCTAAGCTAACTTTGTTAGCGCGCAGCGAAGCTGCTAAGTCTTTTTCTTCCTCACATTCATGCTCAGCATCTAAATCAGGATCACCGTCCCAGTTTAGATCCTCTTGTTGTGCTAAGGTCTTTAGGTATTCTCTGTTAGTGTTCACTAACTAATAGCTCCGCTATTCGCGCCACGCAGTGGCTAGGTATATGTCCACATTACAGGTGTATCAGTAACCCTAATGTCTACATGCACAAAGCCTCCAGCTACACCAATACCAGTAAAGCCTAACTTAATAGCATTCTTTACTATAGTGTACCTTTGTAGCCCAGAGGATACAGCTATGTCCGCTGCAATACCTTGTGCATGTGTACCGGGAGTGTTTTTTCTTAATTCAATAGGATGGTCAGGGGATCTATAGCCACTTGTGATTACAAAAGGAAAACCACAGTGTTCTCTAAGCTCATCTAGTGCATGGATCAGTTCATCTTCAATCTCATTCTCGCCTGTGGCTTGACACACAAACTCATCCCTACTGAAGTATTTAAACATCTTTATATTCTCCTTCAATAGGCTCATTAGGTGTAACATCAGTTTCCACAGTACCTGAACCTATACCTGAGATTGTTATGGACACCGCAGATCTACCACCAGCACTATCCTTTTCAAAGTAGCTTAAAGGTAACATACGATCCATAACTAACTTCCAAGCAGCAGCTTGATTTTTATGTTCGTTATCTAAAGCAGCATCAAAGATAGCATCAAGAACTTTACGAGATTTAGGTGAAGCTAACATTCTAGCTTTATATTCATTTATTATTGTTGCATCACCTTTAGGTCTACCTACCTTACCTCTGCCTCCTCTAGCTCTTGAGGATACATCTGTTTTTTTAGGTCTACCTCTTTTTCTTTTAGGTTGATCATTATCATCCATAATGTATTTTACCTTAGATTGTCTTAAGAATACTTAACTATTATAGCATATTTTTTATCATTTGTCAAGTCCTTTCTTGTGTTAATTTACAGTTCTGGATTATTCTTTAGTATTCAAGGAGTTAGCTTTGTTAGTGGATACTTACATTTCTTTAGTTTTCTTAATTTTACCTTTGATGTGCCTAAGTGCCAACTACAGTGTAATAGCACGCGCGCGCATACCCCCCGCCCTTTTGTACATGAGCCACCCTCAAGTAAACATGAGCAGAATTCATGTAGACTTGGCACGGCTTTTGCATGCTTGAGTCTACCTAAGGATATGCAAGAAGCATGCCAAAGTGTGAGGATCGCTAAAGTACCCTTTAGCATACTTTGGCACACTTATTGCATAGCAGCTCACGTTTTTACGCGTATAAAGGAAGCACTCAAAACAGGTTAGAATGTCCAACTTGTGTCTAACTTAAACAGTAGAAAAGTTACAATTGTAAGCGTTTAGCCCTTGAAATACGCCTCAAAGTCACTAATCTACGCACATCGGCGGCAACGAAGCAGCCGATACTGTACAAACATACAGTACAATCAAAACCATATAGGGATACACAAAATGAAATTGAACAAAGCAATAGCAAACGAAATCATGACAGCCGAGCAAGTCAAGGCATCACGTGAACTGGTACGTAAGATGATCGCCAACGAAACGAAAGCCAAAATTCAGATGGCGGAATTGTTCGAGATATTCAAGCCAGCGATTCACGGCCATGATGAGGCACAGTTCAAGGCATTCCAGACAGCATTTGTCAACGCGGCAGGATTCAAGAATGCAAGCGAGATGAGCAAGCAAGACGGGTGCACGAGGATCGGTGTCACATTGTCAGAATTCAAAAAGTATTGTAAGGATTTTGCCGGATCGCCAGAGTGCTACGTAGACATGGTGGCCGAGATCAAAGCAGCGCGTGAAGCGACCAAAGCCGAGAAAAAGCCTAGCAATGCCGGAGGCGGTGAAGGCGAAGGCGAGGAATCAACCGATACTGGAGCGCCTAGCGGCCTAGTGAATCCGGTGCTGATTGAGTTCTTTAACAAAGCAGCAATGGCTTCGCCAGAACAGCAAGCGCAAATTGCCAAGCAATTGCTAGCGGCACTTAAGTAGACTTAGGGATCAAAAGCCTGCTAGAATGCTCTGGCAGGCTTAAAACTTACAATTGTAAAAAATGAGGATAAAAAAATGTTGATGAGCATAAAGCAAATGAACACTGTGATTGATATGCAGCCGGTCAAAAAGAATCGGGTATTGACTCGCAAATATCTATGTGAGAACCTGTACTCAATCGAAGGGACATTCGACGCGCTACGGGAAATGACAGATCACGACCGTAGAATCTTGAGCAAAGTACTTGAAATTGTGGAAAAGGAAAAGGAATTAGAATCATGAGTAGCATGAGAGATTTTGCGCCACACAAGCGCGACGATAAACCCGTGCGGCGGCACAATTGGGTGCTGCCAACCGTCACCACGATTCTATGGCTTGGCTTGGTATATATGTTCGTGCTAGAATTAACAGCATAAAATTTACAATTGTAAAAAAACTAGGGATAGAAAATGTCAGGATTCAAAAAACATAATGCACTCATCAATGAGTACGCCCAACAGTCAGCGGGTAACCTGCAGGACATGATCATGATGGTAGTGCTATCAATCCAGCAGCCGTGGTATAAAGTAGGTGAGCAGATGATTGACTACCGCAAACTTAGGTCAGACTCCCGTTTTGTTTGGGGTAATAAACTCAAAACATACAGATGGTTGCGTGCAAATGTTCAACCATTGTATGATGATGCTATGCAAGCGATTGCAGATCATAAGGGCCGAGAGCTAGACTTGCAGTTGATGGATATATTCCTGCGAGTCGAGGGTCTTGGGTTAGCTAAGGCAGGGTTCTGTTGTCAACTCTTTGCCGGTAGAGTAGGATGTATCGACGTTCACAATCTGCGGCGACTCTCGATACCTGAGTCTGTGTTGACATTCAGCAAGAAGGTACAGCCAGCGACTAGGCATAAAAAGATTGCGGCTTATGTGGACGCGTGCCGCCAGCGTAGATGCTCATGGCTCTGGGATAGTTGGTGTGATCTAATCGCCAAGAAGCAGCCAAAACATTGGCTTGACGGTGAGCAAGTGTCTCAGGTACACTATGACTATCTAGCGGCAAGGTAATCTCTAGCCACCTGAGTATGTGGATAAACTACTCACTTAGATTTTACAACACAACAAAAGAGAGGATCTGAACAAATGAAACGACGGCGAATTGCATCTAATCAAACAGAACTTAGCCTGCCTTGTGGCTCAGTGGTATTATTCAGCTATCGTACACCGGTAGCAGCAAGGTTATCATCAGGGCGCTATATTTGCACTGAGGAAAAATGGTCGGTGACTACCACAAAGCACATCAACAAATGGCTGGCTGCTGTCACGTCACCAGTGGAACAAGTGCCACAGGAAGAACTGTACAGACTAGTTGGTGAGGCATAACAGCGAATATCAACTGTGGATAAACTGCTCACCCATAAACAAAAATTTACAATTGTAAAAAACACGAGGATAGACAATGAACTTTCATAATGTAAAAAAAGTAACGATGACCACCCATGATAATGGGGACGATCTAACTTGGACTAAACTTAACGTCCGACACGGCGTACACTTAAAGGTGGACAGAAGTGTGATGGAAAGAATAGCTGAACGCATACACACAGATAAAAAGATTGTG